CTAATGCTTCTCTGTTATTTGCTAACTCTGGTAGTTGTAGTTCTATAGCAACGGCACATGCATCAATTAGAATTGTTAGTGTTTCATCTTCTGTTTTGGATTCTGCTGTCTTTGCGATAGCCGCCATAAATTTTCTTAGCGCCTTAATTGTTAAGGGCTTAAGTCTAACTTTGTCACCATTCTGTAGGGTGATTTCTTCTACGTCGTATACGGTTGTAGCCAATTTATATCCTCCTTGGATAGTCCTAATCATTATACTAAACTTGATTTACTAATACAAGCAGAAAGCCCTCATTTCTGAGGGCTTCCGTTAATAATTTAATTAAATTATTATGCGATTACACGGTCAATAATCTTACCGTATTCTGAGCCAACGTAGCTTGAGCTACCTGATGGCAACAGACGGAAAGTTACTGGGAATGTTGTTGGTGTGCTGCGTGATAGAGAGAACTGTGATTGCTGAACGGATAGAACACGACGTGCATAATATACACGCTCTGTGTTTGAATTAGCTGCTGTGGTTGGAGCTTGTCCAACTGCAATTAATTGACGCTCTGTAGGGGCTGCACCAAGTGCACCTGCCTCTAGTCCTAGAACTCCTGCATTTAATGTGTCAGCTTTCTGTCCGAATACAACTAGAACGTTTTCTAGTGTTCCTTCAGACATTTCTGTTGCGATCATAACTTCCATCGCAGACTTGAAAAGCTTTGCTGTATCTAACAACTGATCTACTGTTACTGAATCATATGTTGGATTGTAAGTAATTTGAAGACCGTTATTTGTGTAACCTACGTTACGATAAGCTGCTCCATTTACTCCAGGTGCTAAATCAACTGCATTTAATGTAGTTGTATAAGACTCTGATGAGATAAACGCTGGTACCTTTGTATTACGTGAAAGCGTTCCTGCGTTAGCAGATCCTGCTTCCATGTCTTCAATGTATCCATCAACTGTTGAATCCTCAACTGTTAAGAATAGTGGTGATGCTCCTACAAGAATATTGCGGGCATTACCTGTATTTTGAATTGCCATATTTATTTCCACCTCCTGTGGTTTCTAAAAATTTTGTTTGCTGGCTAGGCTCTTTCCTCTAGTCCAATTTTAGGCCATAATAGGCTATAAGGCAAATTATAAAAATCGCCCTACTGGGTCTACCATTCGTGAATATTTTACTTCCAAAATGACGTCTGTAGACAAAAATCCCTGTAGTTCTTGAGAAGGCTCTGTTGGAGATATGTCTGCTATGAATATACTATAAAATTTAAATTTATCAGATAGTCCAGAATACCTATTTACGTCTCTAGCAGAATCATCCATTCTTCTAAACTCGTCCATCATGAAGTTTCTAATCTCATTAATTTCTGAAAAGTCTGTTGAGTATATAGTAAATAGAATCTGCTCGCAGCATACCATCCAGTTATCCTCGTAAGAAGTTCCTATCTTGTCATAAACTATATGTTTCTTTCCGCTCAAAAACTGGTTCATTTCTGGTGCCTGCTGTACTGGAATTATTGGAACAATTGTTTCTGCTAAATTATCACTATAGTATTCCTCGTTATCAAATATTCCAGCAGATAAAAATTTACTCCATAGGAATTTTCTTAGCTCAAACATAGCATCTAGTTTATAGTCTGGTGTCATATCATTGCACCTCCGAAGGATTGGGCAACTGCTGAGTCCGCCATAGATCTAATTGTATTTGCTGAAAATGAATATTGAACCTTTTTAATTGATGCTGGAAGTTTCATTGCTTTTGTCAATGATGAATTAAATAGTCTTTGGAATCCCGAAGCCTTAATAGATTGATTAACTAACTGGCTCCTAAAGAATATGCTATATTTTAAAGTAAACTGATTTTTTACACCGTTTCCTCCAGGCCTTTTAACGACCACTGAGGCCCCTTTGGGCATAAAGATAGTCTGACCATTAGAATCGAATACAAGCCTCTCAGAATGGCGTGGAGCAATTATTAGAGGCATTCCAGCCTCCATCACAGATGCTTTATTTGTAAATACGTGTCTTCTTCTTCCTTGTGGGCCTGGGACAAACGATTTAGATAATTTATACTCATAAGATATTTTAAATGAAACTCCTTCTCCATCCATCATTCTTAGATTAAATAGTCTTGCCTTTTCGTCTCCAGCCTTTTTCCACTCATACATATGATGAAGGGATTTAGGCTTTATTCTAGCCTGTGCGTCTACATAATTTCCAAAGTCTTTTAAAATTTGTGCAAATATAACGGACTTAAATTTATCTTTAAATTGCTTGCTTTCTGTTAACTTAGCAATGACGTTAGCCTGGTAGTATATTGCTGCAGATATTTGCGCTACATTGCTATCTTTAATTGAGGCATCTTTTGAGCTTCCAACCATTAATCTTTCTAGGCTGCTTGCTGCCTGTACGAGTAATCTACTAGAGTCCAATTTGTTGATTCTCCGATCTCTTCATGGATGAGTTATATCCAATCACTCTTCCAAATGGATCTGTTATTGGCGTAGTTCCTATTACTTCAAAAACTGTTGGGGTTTCTGTTGGGAAGTTAATCTCTGCCCATATAACATTACCTTCGTTATCCCTAACGTTAGTAATTTTTTCTCTAAGAATAAGTCTTTCAGATGTTCTAATTTGAATTATTTGATCGTTTAAATACCTGTTGTCAAAAACCTGTTTGTCGCTTGATCTAGTAGTGGCTGAATTGCTGACTACTCCTTTGGCGTGGCAGTCTAAAGTTTTATAATAATTCCACTCTTTTATAATTGCCCCAGTATCTGGATTTTGTGCATCAGACTGTCTATACACATCCATTTTCATAGACAGGACGGAGTCTATAAGGTCGTTCATTATATTACCTGAACCTTGCTCACCATCACATAGTCTGATAAAAGTCTGTCTGCATAAGCATTGCCAGTCCCAGCATATGCCTCTGATGTATATTCAAAATCCCAGTCAAACGTTGATATATTCTTTATATACTTATTTCTCCATATTTTATCTTTAGAAAAATAATCTTTCATTAGTTCGATGCATGCCAATTCTACTTCGTCTGGAACTTCATTCCAACCAAATCTTCCTTGAACCTTATAGCTAACATTATCCTGAAAAATTCCATTTGAATCATGAATTGATGGGGGAACCATTCCATTTGCAGTATATACCGTATTATCTAAAGAGTTTGCACGATTAACTCTTATTCCGTATCCAGTAGTAGATATTTCAACAGTATAATTCCAATTATTAATTTCATTAATGTTGTCTAGCAATAATATATCATTTGCATAAAGCTCATGAAGATCTGTTATTTTTTCTGGTAACGGAAGGGTATCTGAACCATATCCGTTTGTAACATAAACGTTATCGTAGGTTGAAAATTTTTGTCCAGTATAAGCTTCAATTTTTTTTCTGGCATACCTTTCAGCTTCTAGTAACTGATCATATGTTTTATAGTTTGGGTCAGATGGATCTGTTCCAACTCCAAGAACGTCCATGGACTGTGCAATATCTGTATATGGGGTTACAACTTCTAGTTTATGGTCTTTAAATACTGTTACTCCATCTACACTATATATCCAGGACAACCTTAACTCTCGATGTCTATTTGTATACTCAAATGGAATATACACTACATAAGTTCCTATGTCGTTTTCTAGTTTAACAGAGTTTAATGTTTCTAATATTGTGATTGGGTTAATTGCTGGATTTACTGCTGGGTCTTCAGTTATGTCAAATAGCTTTACTACTGGGTTGCTATCTGCGTCTCTAATTTCCCCTTGCCAAAAAATTTTATGTTTTACTGGCGAATTGGTACCTAACAATATTTCCATTTTTTAAAGTTTAATTTAGCTATAGAATTCTTGAACTTCCTTTGGGTTAGCTAATCTAAAACCTTCCTCCTTGTCAAAAATTTCTTGTGCTTTTTCTTTATCCATTGCAACAAATGGGTGATCCTTGGTAAAGGTGAATCCCATAATATCATATCTAAAGTTAGCTCTTGTCATTCTAACTAAAACAGTATTTTCTGGCTGCTCCGCTTTTGGATCAAATTTAGGTAGAACTTCATAAGAAATATCTTCCTTGGCATCCTCTACATCTTTAATTGTTTTTTGATATACCGCCCAAGTAACGCCTTCGTCTGCTAGGGATGCAACAATATCGTTTTTACTCTTTAACTCTTCTGTATCTACGCCGAAATCTTCAGCGATCTTTCTAAGTTCAGATATCTTTAATGTCTCAAATGACACAGTAATCTCCTTAATCTAGGTTATTTAATTATAGCATTACTAAATTAAAATGAAAAGCCCCCAAAATTAATTGGGGGCCTTTCTTGCGGATTTAATCCTATTATGAAGCTACTTTTACGTTCTTAACAACGACCCAAGCGTCTGCTTGCTCGATTTGAACGCCAACACGAGTATACATTGTGTACTCGATAGAGTCCTTACGTGGCCAGAAGAAGCGGTAAACAGTTACGTCACGCTTGATACCAATAACTACGTTATTTGGGAATGTCAAGTGGATGTCTCCGTGGTTGCCAGTCTCTCCTGTGTAATCTCCATCTTGTGCCTCTGGAAGAAGTGGAACTTCAACAATCGGAATACCGAATGCGAATGGTGCCACATATCCTGCAGGTCCACCTAGTGGTTGTACCTCTTGTCCACGGATAATGCTTGAAGCAATATCTTGTGGGATTGTATTGTTTGTTCCAATGCTGTTAGCATATAGGAAATCTTGAATCAAGTTTGATCCTGCTAGGAAGCGAAGATCTGCACGGCGTTGCTTGTACTTACGTGGAAGAGCCTTAAGAGCGCTGTTAAATACAGCACGACTTACTGCAGCTCCACCTGCGTCAACAACGTGACCGCTGGCCTTTGCCTTCTTAACAATACCGTCAAATGACTTG